TGGCAAGGAGTTGAGATGGCATACGAGAACAGTGTGATTACGGCTTTGAGGGGGGCTACGCCTGGGGCGGCGGCTGGTGCTGCGAGTCCTGGGGTGAGCTTTTTCAACCCGTATGCGAACAGTGCAATGCCGCAGGCGTCATCGATGGCGATGCCTAACGTGATCAATGCGTTGCGTACAAACAACACTTCGATGCCAGGAGCGGCGGCGCCAGGAGCGATGACGCCCGATGCGATGACGGCAACGGCGATGCCTATGAGCAATGCGATGCCGAATGCGCAAGGCCAGAGCGTGGCGCCTAGTCGGCAGCCGGTTGGTCAGTACGAGGAGAGGCGTACGACCAGTTTTGGCACGCCTGGGGCGCAGAACAACTTGGTGCAGTACTTGATGAACCGGGGTGATCGGCAGACGTTATCGAATCTTGCTTCTCAAGGTAATTGGAAGGTGGAGGATGCGAGGAATGCGATAGACCCGTCGCGGTTTGGTGAGTTGGATGCGGCGTTTGCCACGGCGCCGTCGAGGAATGCTGCGAGCATTCAGATGCCTGATTACGCGCAGCAGTTCATGCAGTTGTCGAACATGGGGCGGATACAGGACACGGGCACGCAGGACTTGTTCAACCAGTATTTGTCTGAGGGCTCGCGTGGTGGCATGGAAGATGCGAAGGGTGTGATCACGCCTGCAAGTTCTGGTGATGCGTTCTTGTCGTTGAATGCGCCAGCGGCGATGCAGGACTATGCGCCGACGCAGCAGTACAACTACCAGACGCGCAGGTACGAGACGGTTGCTGCGCCGAAGCAGTTGACGAATGCGGACATTTTTAGGCGGGCGGTTGAGCGTGCTGGGCCTGCGCCTTTGTACACGAACGGCAACATGTCTTCTACCGTGCCTTTTTCTGAGCTAAATGATCGGATGGGCTATTTTTCTGGGATGTCTCCGTTAAGTTACTGAGTCAGAAGACTGACTTGAAACTTCAAGACTACCAGCCGCGCAGCGTCTTTTTACCGCTGCACAACAGAAGCAAGCGGTGGGCGTGCGTAGTAGCGCACCGGCGTGCAGGCAAGACGGTTGCCATGTGCGCGGACTTGGTAATTGGAGCCTTGGAGACGGCGCTGCCAAGGCCTCAGTTTGCGTATCTGGCGCCATTCCGCGATCAGGCCAAGCGCGTAGCCTGGAACTACCTTAAGGAGTTGACCAAGGACGTTTGGCTCAAAGACCCCAACGAGAGCGAACTGCGGATCGACATCCGCAACGGCCACGGCGGTGAGAGCCGCATCTATGTGGCGGGCGCTGACAACCCTGACGCGCTTCGCGGCATGTACTTTGACGGGGTGGTGCTGGATGAGACGGGCCAGATGCGCCCGAGCGCGTGGTACAGCGTACTCAGACCGGCACTGTCAGACCGCAAAGGCTGGGCGATCTTCGCGGGGACGCCTGCGGGCAAAAACTTCTTCTGGCAACTGAAGGAAGAAGCGCGGCTGAACCCAGAGACGCACCTGCTTCTGGAACTCCCGGCGTCAAAAACAGGCATCTTGGACGCAGAGGAACTGCGTGACGCCAAGGCGCAGATGACCGAGGAGACGTACGCGACGGAGTACGAGGTCAGCTTTGAGGCGGCAATACCTGGGGCGTACTACGCCAAGCAGATTGGCGAGTTGTACGGGCTAAACAGAATTGGCGATCACAAGTTGGACCCGAACTTCCCGGTGGACTTCGCGGCTGACTTGGGATTTACGGACTCCTGCAGTTGGTGGGGCTGGCAGACAACGACAGACGGCTACCGCATCGTTGAGTTCTACGAAGCGGACGGCCAGCCGATTCAGCATTACATCGATTGGGTCAAGAGCAGGCCCTACAAGGTGGGCAATGTCTACTTGCCGCATGACGCCAGGGCCAAGAGTCTGCAGACAGGGAAAAGCATAGTCGAGCAGTTCCTAGGCAACGGCATACGCCCACAGATCGCGCCAGAACTGAGCCTGCAGGACGGCATCGAGGCGGCAAGGTTGATATTGAACAAGTGCTGGTTCCATGAGGAGCCGACATACGAAGGGATAAACCATCTGCGGGCGTACATGCGCGACTGGGATGAGCGTACGCAGACGTTCAAGAGCAAGCCTAAGCACGACCAGCACAGCCACGCTGCAGACGCGTTTCGTTACTTTGCACTGAGCGCGAAACCAGTTTCGTCAAAAGTTCAACCCGGTACTAGAATCGCACCACGCAAAGACAAAGGGCTGAATTACGCCTTTGCCTTAGATGACATCTGGGACTGCGGGCCCAAGGCCACGACAAGGATCGGGTGATGGAACAAGTCGAGAAGATTGAGAGCGCCAGCGATTTTGAGAACACCCCGCAGGGGATGGCGCAGCGTTGGGGCACGGAGATCACTGCTGCCAAGCAGGAGTTGGACAAGTTTCACGATGAGGCCAAGAAGATTCTGGCCCGGTACTTGGACAAGCGTGACACCTGGGGCGAGAGCGAGAGCCGCGTAAACCTTTTCTGGAGCACGATGAAGGTGCTTCTGTCCATGCTGTATGCGCGGCCCCCGAAGGCTGACGTCAGCAGGGCGTTTCAAGACTTTGATGACGATCAAGCGCGAGTGGCGTCCACGATCCTGCAGCGTCTGCTGAACAGGGGCTTTGAGGAAGACGTCAGTGCCTGGGATTCTGCGGTGCGTCAGGCCATTGAGGACTGGCTGATTGTGGGCATGGGCCAGATTTGGCTGCGCTACGAGGTTGAGACGGAGGAAGTGCCCGAAACCATCGATGCGATGACGGGCATGTTGATTCCTGCCACGGAACGCATCGTGGAGGAAGACGCGCCGGTTGATTACGTCCATTTTGAGGACTTCTTCTGGTCGCCTGCCCGCACATGGTCTGAGGTTCGTTGGGTAGCGCGGCGCGTCTACATGACCAAAGACCAGCTTGAGGCTCGGTTTGGCGAGGAGATTGCGCGTGTGGTGCCGATGACGTCGGCGCCCAAGACGCAGAACGACCAGAACCCCAAGTACGACCCGTGGTCGCGGGCTGAAATCTTTGAAATTTGGTGCAAAGAGAACAAAAAGGTCTATTGGTACGCCAAGGGCAGCGAGGTCATTCTTGATGTGAAGGATGATCCGCTGGACTTGGATGGGTTCTTCCCTTGTCCCAAGCCTTTGGCGGCAAACATTACGTCGGCTAACTTCATGCCGCGTGCGGATTACGTCTTTGCGCAGGATCAGTTCAACGAACTCGATGAGATCAACACGCGTATTACTTGGCTGACCCGTGCGGCCAAGGTGATTGGTGTGTATGACAAGGCGGCTGATGGCATTCAGCGCATGTTCCAGCAGGCTTCTGAGAATCAGTTGATCCCTGTGGACAACTGGGCGATGTTTGCTGAGAGCGGCGGCATCAAGGGCAAGGTTGATTGGGTGCCGATTGATCAGGTGGTGAATGCCATCAATCAATTGCGCGTGTATCGCCAGGACAAGACGCAGCAGATTTACGAAGTGCTGGGCGTGTCCGACATCATGCGCGGTAGCTCAAAGGCTAACGAGACGGCCACGGCCCAGCAGATCAAGGCGCAGTTTGGCAGCACGCGGATGCAGCTAAACCAGTTCTACATTGCTGAGTGGATCAGCGAGGCGCTGCGAATCAAGGCTGAGATCATCTGCAAGCACTGGCAACCGCAGACGATTGCGTTCAGAAGCAACATCGAGCGCACGCCTGATGCTCAATTCGCGCCGCAAGCCATAGCCCTGCTCAAGGATGAGCATGTGGCTCAGTATCGCATCAACGTCGAGGCTGATTCGATGGCTGCACTGGACTGGGCAGCTGAAAGAGATGCGGCTGTGCAGTTCATGCAAGGCCTGGGCGCGTTCATCTCTCAGGTCGCGCCGATGGCCCAGCAGGTGCCTGAGGCTGGCCCGTACCTGATGCGAATGATGCAGTGGGCGGTGAGCAAGTTCCGCGTCAGCACGCAGATTGAGTCGATCTTGGATCAGGCGATCAATGGGATGCAGCAGCAGTTGCAGACGCCTAAGCCGCCTCCGCAGCCTGATCCTGACACGGTGATCAAGGCTCAGGTTGAGCAGGCCAAGATTCAGAGCCAAGAGAAGATTGCGATGATGGAAGCGCAGTCTGACCAGCAGATTGCGTCTCTGAAAGCCACCATCGAGCTGCAGAAGATCGAGATGAAGGCCAAGTTCGATCAGATGGCCCAGCAGTACGAGCAAGTGCTGCAGATGATGAACGTGCAGGCTCAGGCTCCGCAGTTCGATAATCTGGCGAATGCAGTTGCTGACATGGCGCAGAGGAATGCGCAGGGCCAAGAGATGACTGCGGCGCAGCTTGCGATGCTGGCGCAGCAGATGAATCGCAAGCGCAAGCGCGTCCCAATTCGGGACCAAAATGGCGACATCGTTGAAGTCAAGGAAGTCGATGATGACGAAGAAGACGACGACGAAAATGAGTTGCCGTCAGGAATGGCTAACTTGCCGCAGCCTCAAGCGGCGATGGGGATGTAATGGCTAACTTGAGCGGTGAGGTTGGTGAACTGCGTTTTACGGTGCAGATCACGCGCAAGGCCACGGGTAAGGTTGAGGAGGTCGAGCTTGTTGGCAAGCTGACTGATGTTGAACTGAAGGAGTTGACGAATGGCAGTGACCCACACGACGGCAGCACGGAACGCTGCAACTGATGCTGTAACGGCGCTGATTGGCGCCAACGGGCGATTGGCTTTTCGCCTGAGCGGCACAGTCGGATCACCCGGCACGGTGGTAGCAACGCTGAACCTGAGCGCCACTGCTTTCCCGGCAGCGGTTAGCGGCACGGCCACGGCCAACGCGATCACCAGCGACACCAACGCAACGGGCAACGCATCTCCTGTTGCGACGGCCACGCTGCAAACCAACGGCGGCACGGTGGTGATTCACTGTCAGGTTGCCGCCAGCGGTCAAGACATCAACATGACCAACGGGCTGACTGTGGCATCGGGTGATACGGTGTCTTGCTCCAGCCTGACCTACACCGCTCTGAGCGCCTAAGTCATGGCTCTGCCAAATGACTCAATTACCGTTACCCCCGGCTCGGGGGCGACGGTAGCCACACAACTGGTGTCCTCTAAGGAGTACCAAGTTGTCATGCTGGCGCTGCCTGATGGGCACATCCAAGGCAGCCTGCCGCAATACCGCATGATCTGCCCCGCGCAGGCGGTGGGGGCCAACAAGGTCTTTTTGGACCTGTTCAACGCCACCGGCAGTGGGGCTTCGCTGCGCATTTTGAGCGCCTATTGCTACGTGGACAACGACACGGCGGTGACCGGCACGCTGGGCGTTGAGATAAGTCTGACGCGCACCACGGCGGTGGGCACGGGCGGCACGGCGGCGACATTGGACGGCACATCGCTGACGGCGATCACCATCAGCGAAATGGATACCAACAATCCAGCGCTAAACGCCAACATCACGGCGCGGTCCTCGCCCACGGGCGGCGCGACTGCTGGGGCCTTGCTCAGTCAGCGCTGGGTCTTCACCGAAGAAACCTCGGCCCCGTCCGGTATCGCGGGCACTCTGGGTGCGGAGTTTGTGCGCAACGAAGGTGCCGAGGTGATCGTGCGCGAAAACAGCGGACTGCGATTTGTGCAGGGGACTGTGGCGTCGGTAGGTAACCTCGCCTTCGAGATTACGTTCGAGGTGTTCTAAGCCGTGCTTCTCCCGCTGCTTCTAGGTCAGGGGACGGCGGGAGGTGTCACGCACGACACTTCCGGTGCGCTGACGGGTCAGGGCTCTGCGGTTGCAGGTGCTGCAGCACGCACCAGAGCGCACGCCACTAGCGGAACCTTACCGGGCCAAACCGCTGCGGTGGTCGGTTCTGCTGCTCGCGCAGCTGGTGCCGTCACCCACGCTACAACAGGCGCTCTGACGGGTCCAGGGTCTACGGTTGCTGGCACTTCGGCGCGAGTGCGTCAGTTCGCAACCAGTGGCGTTCTTACAGGTCAGGGCTCCACTGCAACAGGATCAGCGGCACGCTTTAGGGCATTTGCCACCAGCGGCACTCTTACGGGCCAAGGATCAACGCTGGCGGGCGCGTCGGCGCGGACTAGAGCGCATCCCACTACGGGAACGCTGACGGGCCAAGGATCGACGATTGCGGGCTCTGCTGCTCGCGTTGCCGCACCAGTTACGCACGCCACTACCGGCGCACTGACAGGCTCCGGTTCCGCAGTTGCTGGCGCATCAGCACGCACAAGGGCTCATCCGACAACAGGAACACTGGCAGGTCAGGCATCGACGCTGGCAGGCTCTGCTGCGCGAACTCTGCTGCACGCCACAACGGGCGTTCTGGCGGGTTCTGATGCCATCATTGTTGGCAATGCTGCTCGCGTTGGTGCGGCAGTCACGCATGACACATCAGGCGCTCTTGTTGGCCCAGGCGCAATCATCGTTGGCGAGGCTGATCCTGCTCTACCGGCTTTGCTTGGCGAAAGCTGGATGCCGCAGATCAAGCGGCGCCGCAGATGGTCTGAGGACCGCGATGAGCGCGAGCAACTGCGCAAGGCCATCCTCAACGCCATTGAGCCTGTCGAGGAAAAAGAGGCCAAGGTTGTCAACGTCAAGGGCAAGGTGGCGGTTGTCACCAAGTCCCAGGCGATCCCGATTCCTGTACCGCCTCAGTTCGACGCGCAGGCTGTGGTTCGCATGGTCATGTCTGTGCTGGAGAAGCAAGGCATCGAGGCCCAGCGAGTGCGTGAGATTGAGGTCAGAAAGCAAGCGCGTATTGCGTTTGAACAAGAGCGCCAGCGCAAGCTGATCAAGCGCAGGCGTGAAGAAGAAATCATGTTGTTGATGGGGTAAGACATGCCAAGCAAGTCACCAGAGCAGGCGCGGATGATGGCTGCAGCCGCGCACGATCCCAAGTTCGCCAAGAAGGTTGGCGTGCCGCAGTCTGTGGCGCGTGAGTACAACCAAGAGGACAAGGGCGGCAAGATGCTTAAGCAGGCCATGACGATCAACGCACTGAGGAAAGGAAAGTGAAGCGAAGATTTATTCAAGACCCCGTGACTCTTGAGTTGATCGAGGTCACTCAGGATTACGTTGCGCCTGTGCGCGAGAGCGCCAAGAACCAAGGTGCGCTGTGGAATGACCGTCACTACGACGGGAACCAAGCGACTGATGGCACCGACATCAGCACGCGAGCGAAACACCGCGACTACATGAAGCGCAACAACCTGACGACGGTAGACGACTTCAAGGACACATGGGCTCAGGCCCAGAGTAAGCGTGAGGACTTCTACACGCGAGGCGGCTCATTCAATCGCCAAGATATTGAGCGAG